GTTGTATTTGAGAATTGGACATTTGGAGAATTTAATCCTGATGGCTTACAAACGTCTTGCGGAATGGATTTTGGTTTTAGTATTGATCCAGACAGCTTAACAGAAGTGGCTATTGATAAGTCAAAGCGTAAGCTATATTTAAAAGAGCATATCTATCAAAATGGTTTAAAGTCTAATCAACTTGCTGAGATTATATTAAGTAAAGTAGGTAATAAGCTAATCATTGCAGACTCAGCAGAGCCTAGACTTATAGCAGATTTAAAGCATTTAGGTGTAAACATAAAGCCAGTTAAAAAAGGAACTATTGAAAGTGGTATAACTAGAATGCAAGATTTTGAATTAATAGTAAGCCCAGAATCAACAAACATTGCTAAAGAATTAAACAATTATGTATATGCAGACAAAGGTTCAAAGCTCTATGTAGATAATTACAACCACAGCATTGATGGCATAAGATATAATGTTATTTACCACTTAGATAATCCAAACGCAGGAAGGTATTTTGTACAGTAAACTAAATTATGAATTTTTCTATTATATATTAGATGGAGGTAAAGATTAAGAAGCAGGGCAAAGTAAGACAGTTTAAATTAATCAGCAAATGGAGTGATGTCACTCTTGAAAAGTGGTTAAAGCTGATTGAGTTTTCATCAAAGAGTAAGACAAAAGAAGCAAGAGAAACGATAGCTGCTTTGTCAGATATTCCTAAGAAGTTGATTGATGAATTGTCTTTAAGAGATGTAGCAGTAATGATGGGTAAGATCTCAGAGTTACAACAGGAGCAAGAAAGTTCTTTAACAAAGATAATAGAGGTAGATGGAAAAGAATATGGGTTTCATCCTGACTTAGATGATATTACACTTGGTGAGTATGCAGATTTGGAAACTATATTAAAGAATGATGCAGAGAAAAATTTACCAGAAGCTATGGCAATTCTATATAGACCTGTTACTGAGAAAGGAGAGAATGGGGCTTATACTATTGCAGCGTATGATGGTAATATAAGAATACGAGCCGAACAAATGAAAAAGATGTCAGCAGAGCAAGTGCAAAATGCACTGGTTTTTTTTTATCATTTAGGGAAAGGATTGCTAAGGACTTTGCCATCTGTTTTGATGCATCAGATGAAGGAAATGAATCAGCTATTGCCACAGAGTCCTTCGCAGAAAAGTGGTCGTGGTTCGGGGTTTTCTATCGGCTCACAGGGGGGCAAATAGTAAATTTAGAAAAGATAACAAATCTCAGCTTGTTAGAATGCTTAACTTGGCTGAGTTATGAAATAGATTTAAACTTACAAAACAAAGTAAAATATGACAGTAAGCAATAAGACATATAACAACGTAACAAATACACTTATTAGATTAGGACAATATCACGATCAAATATCTACGGTTTCTGTTGGCGATATATATGACATCAACTTGGAGAAAATGGAAAAGTTTCCTTTGCTCCACATCAATCCTGTTAGCGTAACAACAGGAGATTCTGAGTTAGTATATAACTATCAAATATTTATTATGGATATGGTAGGCGAGAAAAGTGATTGGCAAACTAAACAACACTCTGAGCTAACAAAGTTAGTTGATATGAAAAACAATGAACAAGAAGTGTTTAATCAATGTTTAGAAATATGTACAGATTTTATTGGAATGTTAAGGCACAGTTCAAGACAATCAGCAGAAGGAACAAATGATATTAATGCACCACTATATTTTACACAAGATCAATTTACAATAGAGCCATTTTCTGAAAGGTTTGACAATCTTTGTTGTGGATGGGTGTTTCAAATAGGAGTAAAAGTTATGAATGACTTTAGTACGTGTAATATACCAGTAACAGACGCAGGGGCAGGATACTAATGAAATTCAGAATAGGTAAATATAAAATAGAAATAGGATTTTTCAAAATAACAATTAAATTTTAAAATATGGCAGATTTAACAGTAACAATTAACGAAAGCGTAACAATCAATGGTGCTTTGAGAGGATCATCAAATGCAATAACTGTAACAGGTATTACAGACACATTTGAAAGGGTAGTAACTTGCCCACACTCAGCAACATCTACAATAGCAACATTTTCTAGTAATGTATATGATAGCGCTGGGGCTATTGACAAAGAGAATGTTAGATATATTAGAGTCACTAATTTATCAGATACAGCAGATTGTGAATTAGGTGTAGCAGGTGCAGCATCAAACTATACAATACTATTACCAGCAGGTAACTCACACATTATAGCAAGAGCTGATGATGTTATGGTAGCAGAGGCAGATGCAGTTCCTAGCTATGGGGCTTTGGCTGACCTTGCAAAATTAGAAGTGCGACCAACAGCAACTACTGAAACAGATGTAGAGATATTTGTTGCATCTATCTAATGAAAACAGATAACATAGAAAGATACTTAAATAGCTTTGGGCAAAATGTTGTTTCTGATGCTAAAAAACTTTTGTACTCAGAAAAAGGAAATACTGATTTAGGAAAGTCAATTAGATTTAAGGTTGTTAGAGAAAAGAATGGTTTTAGTACAAAATTTTATATGGCTGACTATGGTACTTTTTTAGATAAAGGAGTTTCAGGAAATAAAGTAAAGCAATCTTTTCAAGACTACAAAGGAAAAACAATGTCAAGCCCTTATAGTTATACCACAAAAGGACCTCCTATTGATATTCTTTCTAAATGGATTAAAAGAAAAAAAATAAAACCTAAAGGTTTTGGCAGGGGGAGAGATAAAGACACAGGGAGATACATTTCAGGTCTAGCTATTTACATAAGTCGTAAAATTAGAACTAGGGGGATTAAAAGTCTTAGTTTTTTTCAAAAACCTTTAGGCTTATG